CCTTCTTGTAGCCTTCCCCGGTGTTTGGAGTAAATCCGGGCCGCAGTTTTTAGCCGATTTTTGGAGTTTTTAGTGCTTATTATAGAGCATATAACAGCACAGTTTTGGGGGGTTGCGCAAGTCGGCGCCGTGCTCGGTGCGGGCGGGGTTCCGTTTGTCGTTTGGCTTCGGCGTCGGGGAAAAACTCGCATAGTGAATTGGGCAAGGGAAGCGCTCACTCACCCGAACGGAGACGGCGGAGATAATCAGCTTTTAACGGTCACCGAAAACAATAAGGTTGCCGGCGAGATTAACGAATCTATTTCGGCTATCGGGTCGCGTTTGTTTCTGTCCGAGTTATCAATGAACGCCCGCCTAGATTTGCACGACGCGCAAGCGGACCGTTTGGAAGCTTCGGTGCAGCAATTAACGGCGGTTTTACTTCACGATCCTAGAGAAAAAAATAGCGATGGAGCCGTAAAGAATGGTTAGAGCTAAGCACCCGGAGGAACGGACCGGACACGGTTCGGGCGCCCCTAAGTTGCCGGTCCGTAATGAAGCTTGGGAAACTCCGGAAATGCCGGCTTCGTTGAGCGATTCGCAGCGGTGGCGTAAAATTTGGAGCTTGGGAGGGCCGTCCGGAGCTTATAACCCGGTCGCCGATTTCGGCCTAGTTTCTAGATACTGCTCTTACTCGGAGCGGCGGGAAAATTTGTTGGTGCGTCTAGATTCTGAGGGATGGACGGCCGAGGGCGCTAGCGGACAATTAACGGTGCATCCTTGCGCAAAATTGTTGGCGGATGTCGAGGCTAAACTAGTAGGCGTAGAGGACCGGCTAGGTCTGAGTCCGCAGGCACGAAATACGATCTCCATCGGTGCGGCGCAAGCTAAATCGGTAATCGAGTCTTGGTTAGGTGATGAGTAGTGAAGTACATGAAGCGGGCCGAATGGTCTAAAGGGGTGACACCTAAGCAGGTCGTTAACCACCCGGTTACGTATAGCGGCGGCGCCGTTTCGACCGTCGTTCTACACCATAGCGTTACGGGGCAATCGCCGTTTCTCGGGAAGGTGCGGGCGATCGAGCGTTACCATATTACCGGCGAGTATTTCGACATCGCCTACAATTTTCTTGTTTCTGCGTCCGACGGTTTCGCCGTGGAAGGTCGAGGGGCTGTTACTCAGGGCGGGGCTACGGGCGCCGGTATAGACGGACAAAGCCTTTCGGTTTGTGCGGTCGGGAATTTCGAGGCGGATAAAGTACCGACTATTCTAGTCGATAACTTAGTTTCTCTGTTGTCTAAGTTGGTAGTCGACGGGCACGTTAAACCCGGTTTCATTTTGGAACCTCATAGCAAATATAAAGCTACCGCTTGCTGCGGTAAAAATTTGGTGGTTTTGATTCCCGAAATTTTGCGGCGGGTAGCTGCTACGGTTGCCCCGGTGTCGGTGGCTTCTTCGGACGCACAAAAGTTGGCGGCTATCCGAGAAATTCTTAGGTCGTGATTGTGGAAGTTATTCGGGTCGAAGAAGTAGCGGAAGACGAACAAGGGCCGCATATTTTGGTAGTAGAAATTAGCGACGCCGGCGGCCGTCGGGTTGTTGGTCGGGTTAGTGTCGAGGACAGCGAAGAAGGCCGGCGGGATGCTTTGGTGCAGCTTGACGATTTGCTAAAGGTTCCTACTGTTTCGGCTCCGATTTCTTGGCTTTCTGGGGCAGGTTTGGCGGAGTTCCAAGAGTCGGCGGCGGCGGGCCGTTAGCTTTTAAAGTTAAGTTTAAGGTTTGGCGCCGGTTTAGTCTTATAGTAAGCTAGTGTTAGTGTGTGGCTTGGGGGTGCGTCTATGGAGTCCGATAGAGTAGTCGAGTTTATAGAAACTTTTCTTACTTTGGGGCATAGTTTCGCCGGACAGCCTTTCCAACTATTACCGTTTCAGCGTGAAATCATAGAAGACATTTATAAAGAGGACGGCGACGGGGTACGGCTTAGGCGTAATTACCTTTTAGGGTTGCCGAGAAAAAACGGTAAAAGCCAGCTTGGCGCCGCTCTAGCTTTATACCATTTAATCGCAGATAATCGGGACGCTTCGCCGCAGGTAGTGAGCGCCGCAGGTGACCGAGGACAGGCGAGAATCTGTTTCGACGAGGCTTGCCGTATGGTTAGGGCTTCGCCTGCTTTGTCGGAATGTTGCACGGTTCTTAGAACCGAAATCAGATGTAACCTAAACTCGGGGACGTATAGAGCGGTAAGCGCTGACGCCGGTTTACAACAAGGTTTAAACTGTAGTTTCGTTATATTTGACGAATTCCATATTTTCAAAAACGACGAGTTAATCGACGCTTTGCGTTTGAGTATGTCGGCAAGAAAAAGCCCTTTAATGTTGGTTATTTCTACGGCAGGTTTTGACCTCGGTAGCCCTTTAGGAAAAATGTATATGCAGGGCCTGAGGATTGACGGCCACCGAATAAACGGCGAGCGGAAATCGGCGGAGGAGAATCGGCCGGCGTTCGGGATGTCTTGGTATGGTCCGACGTTGGAAGAAATGAAGGCTAAGGGGTGGAAGTATAAAGACCCGGCGGAATGGGAACGGGTAAATCCGGCTTGGTCGATTTTTCCGTCGGCTGTCGAGGATTTCGAGGCGGCCGCAGTGGCTACGCACGAAGCAAGTTTTATTCGTTATAAATTGAATGGTTGGACTTCTTCGGGTGCCGCATTTTTGCCGGCGGGCGCTTGGTCTGCGCTGGAAGATAAGACAAAGAAATTAGAAAAAGGCGACGAAATAATTTTGGGTTTCGATGGCGCTTGGAAAGGCGATTCAACCGGGCTCTGTGCTATAAGGCTTTCGGACATGTTCGTAAGCGTGCTCGGTCATTGGGAAGCTCCGGCTAACGATCCGGATTGGAGAACGCCGGCGGACGAAGTAGAAAAAACGATTTTGGAAGCTATGGAAAATTTTGTTGTTCGGGAATTGGTAGCCGATCCTTGGAGATTCGAACAAAGTTTGCTTCGTCTTCAAGAGGAGCACGGCGCCCCTTTGGTAGAATTTCCTAGCAATAGCAGGGCGAGAATCATCCCGGCGACTAACGGGTTTTACGCTAGAGTTATGGAGGGCGTCGGCGGGCTTTCCCATGACGGAGACCCGGCACTTGCTAGACACCTCGGAAATGCGCAACTTAAAGAAACGCCTATGGGCGCACTTATTAGCAAAGAATACCGGTCTAGCTCTAGACATATCGACTTAGCGGTAGCTTTAATTATAGGTATGGCGCGCGCTTCTAGGTGGCACGACGAAGCGCCGGCGTCGGATGATTCTTTGCTGATGAGTTTATGAAGGGTTCAGATATGAGCGAAACGGTTATTTTCCTTTTGTTGGCGGCCGGTTTGGTGTCGATTATGTTCGGCGTTGCTATGGTTTCGCCCGCTTTGGCTTTGGTTGCTGGCGGGGTGCTTATGGTTCGTGTAGCTTTGCGGGTGACGCATGAAGATTAACCGGGTTCTTTCCGGGGCGTTAGGTGCGCGCAGTATTTCGATACAAGACGTTTTTGATTCCGGCGGAGATCTTACCGGGTTAGCTCACCGGGGGAACCATGCCGGCGTCGCTGTAGACATAAATTCGGCTGCTCAATTAACAGCCGTTTTCGGTTCTTGGCGGATAATTTCCGAGTCGGTCGCTACACTGCCGCGCGATTTGGTGGAATCTGGCGACAACGGGTTACCTTCCGTTTATGGGCCCCGGCCTTTCTGGCTAGACCAACCCTCGCAGTTCGAGAATTGGGGAGAGTTTTCTTCGCAAATAGTTTTGTCTCTTTTGCAGACGGGCAACGCTTTTGTCCTTCTAGATTGGGGCGTAAAAACTGGCCTGTTGACGCAAATGAAGGTTTTAGCTCCCCGGTTGTGTCGCCGTGTTTCTCGGGAAGTTGTTAGCGTTTCTAACGACTCGGGCGTTTCGCTATTGCCGGTTTTCGAGTCCGGGGCGTCTCTTCGGTCTGTCGAGGTTATGCATATTAAAGGGATGGCTTCGCCGGGCGCTCTGGAAGGCCTTTCGCCTATTATGGCTTGCGCTGAGGCGCTCGGTATAAGTATTGCAGGCCAGCGCTACGGGGCAAGTTTTTTTGCTAATGATGCCACTCCGGGCGGGATAATCCAGGTTCCCGCAGAAATTAAGCTTTCGGAGTCCGGCCGGCAGGCTACCCGGGAAGCTTGGTCCGACATGTTCGGCGGGCCTAACCGTGCAAAAAAAGTCGCTGTTTTAACCGAGGGGGCGTCTTATAAACCTTTACAGGTAACGCCTAACGAAGCCCAATTTTTGGAATCGAGAAAATTTGGTATCCAAGAAATAGCGCGAATTTATGGCGTTCCGCCTCACCTTCTTATGGATAACGCCGGGACTTCCGGATGGGGTACGGCGATGGCCGAACAAAATACGGCGTTCGTTACGCATACCTTGCGCCCGACTTTGGAGCGTTTAGAGTCGCATTTTACGGCGCTCGCACGGCGTGAACTTGGCCGGGGCGAAACCGTAAGCTTAGCTATACACGAAGAAGCTTTGATGCGGGGCGCTACGGCGTCACGTTGGGACGTTCTACGCAAAAACGTTGGTTCCGGATTGGTTACGGCAGACGAGGCAAGGCTTAGCGAAGGCTTGCCGCCCCTTGCCGACGGTATCGGCTCGGTTCCTTGGGTTCCGTTGCAGCAGCTACCCCAACTTTCAGACGAAACTGTAGACGAAAAAATTGTTTTGCCGACCGTTATTGAAGAGGAAGAAGCGTAAAAATGTTCTCTAAGGAAACAAGAGTTTTGCCGACCGTACCGGTTCAAGAACTTCGCATGCACGAAGGGACGGAAGGCGCAAACATGTTGGTTGGATACGGCGCCGTTTTCGGTAAGCCTTCGCAAGACCTCGGCGGATTTCGGGAAATTATAGAACCCGCAGCGTTTAATCGTACGCTAGCAAATCTTGGGGCTAGCGACGCCGGCGGCGACGTGCTTTGCTGCGTTAACCATGACGTTAACATGTTGCTTGGCCGTTCGGGTTCGGGGACTTTGCGCTTGAGCGTCGACGAGGTAGGCGTTCGCTACGAGGTCGACATTCCAGACACGACGGTTGGACGGGATGCGGCGGTTATGGCCGGCCGGCGAGACTTGTTCGGTAGTTCGTTTACGTTTTCTGTTGCGCCGTCGGGCGAGCGTTGGGAAGAAGACGACGAAGGCCGGAAAACTCGGTTTTTGACGGAAGTTCGTTTGTTTGAATTGGGGCCGGTCACGTCCCCCGCTTATTTGGACAGCACGGTGGCCGCTAGGTCGCTAGACGAGTTTGTTAATGCTGCGGCTTTGGCCGCTGTTGAGAGCTTGCAAGAGCCCGCCGACGATAGCGCTAGTCGAGAAGACGCCGCTACCGTCGCACGGCGGCCGATTGTTCGCAAGTGAGCCCCGCCGGCTAGGCACCTCACGTTTTTAGACGGGCGTTAACTTGGGCAAATTGCCCTAATAAACAAATTTTTTGGAGAAAAAAATGTCAGATTTTAATGGTGAATCTATCCGCAAGGCTTACGAGTCACGCCGTAGCGCCGTCGAGGCTCTTCGGGCGTTCGACGCCGGTATTGGTGAGCGGGCCCTAACTGCTGAAGAGGTCGCAACGATTGGCGTAATGAATGCCGACGTAGACGCATTGGACGAAACGGTACAACGTCTCATGCGGGACCAGGAACTTAGCGAACGCTCGGCCACTCTGGACGCTCTTATTGGTGTCCAGCATGACGCCGGCGAACGTTCAGAGGTCGACTCTCTTACCCCTATCGAGCGGGAAGCGCGACAGTTGTTCCTCGGCCGTGATCATGACGAAGCGCGGAGCACCGCAGAATTTAGCGCCCCTAGTTCGGAAATCGCTCGGCTTGCCCGTCGTGACCTTACCGCCGGCACTGCTTCGGCCGGCGGGAATCTGGTCCCGACTACTTTGTTTGGCGAACTTTATAGTTCGCTCCGAGAAAACGCCGATTCGATGTTTAGCCTTGCCCGTGATGTAGTCACTACCGGCGGCGAACAAATGGGCTTTCCTACGGTAACAACTTTTTCGGCGGCCGCTCTAATTGCTGAGGCCGGCGCCGTAGGCGAATCAGATCCGGCTTTCGGATTGGTTAATCTTGACGCTTACAAGTACGGAATGAGCATCCAAATTTCAACAGAATTGGAAGAAGATAACGCCGTTCCTGGCATGTTACCTTGGATTTTGGAGCAGGCCGTTAGCGGAATTCGTCGAGGTGTTGGCGCTCACCTAGTGACCGGCACAGGTAGCGGTCAGCCGAACGGTATTGACAATGGGACAACCATTTCGTCTATTGCCGTTTCGACCACGCCTACCGCAGACCAGCTTGTTGCTATTCAGCACGACATTGCTAGCCCTTACCGCCAAAACGCTTCGTGGCTGTTTAACGACGCTACCGTTTCGGCTATTCGTCTTCTTAAAGATACGACTAACCAATACATTTGGGCGCCAGGTTTGGGTGCCGGTGTTTCCGATACTCTTCTAGGTGCTCCGGTTTACACCGACGCAGCGGTCGAGACTGCCGGCGTTAGCAAAAAGGTTGGCATTTACGGTGACATTAAGGCCGGTTATCTTGTTAGAACTGTTGCTAATATCCGGGCAGAACGTTCGGTAGATTACGCATTTCTTAACGACCTTAACACTTGGCGTTTCTTGTCCCGTCACGACGGCGACATAATCGATAACAGCGCTTTCACTGTTATTAAGAATGCTGCTAGCTGATAGGTTAACATTTTTGTTAATTCTTTTTAGTTAATTGTTAACAGGGGGCGGGGTGGTTTCCCGTTCCGCCCCCTTGTTAGCGGGCTTGTTGTTGTATTTTGAAGGGGCTATAATGCCAAATATTAATGGTCGATATGTTCCGGATTGGCACGCCGACGCTATGGCTTTTAAGCCTGTAGCCGAGAAGGTCGAGAAGGTCGAAGAGGTAGAAGAGTTGTCGGAGCCTAAGAGGGCGACTCGGAAACGCAAAGGTAAGACCGTAGAAACTGCGGCGGTAGACATTACCGGGGCAGAGACGGGGGGCTAGTATGTCGGCGTACTGCACACGCGCAGAGTTGCGCGCTCTTGACGGTCTCGGAGATTCGACAGTTTTTCCTGATGCCGACCTAGACGTTAGCATTGTTTTTGCTAAGGAAACGGTAGACGGATATTGTGGTACTAGTTTCGGCGATGTCGCTTCGGCTGCTTACGATTCTTTCGCCGTAACGGTGGACGGGTCCGGCCGGGACGATGTGCGACTACGGGGCGAGTCGGGCGAAATGGTTATGTATCCTAGAAGCGTTTCGGCCGCTTCGGTTGATGGTGTCGCCGACTCGGGTATCACGTACACTCTTCGGCCGACGGCTCTAGTTGTGCGGAGTTCCGGGACGTGGACGTTTGATCATGCAGGGCGGAACGTGACGATTGAAGGCACCGCCGGATTTTCGTCTTCGCCTTCTCAGTCGATAAGGTGGGCCGCCCGTTCCATAGCCCGTTTTTGGCTGCTTAGTCTACAGTCGAGAGTGCCGGAAAGGGCTTTGCAGCTTAGCAACTCGGATGGATCTTTTGAGCTTAGAGCGCAAGCCGGCGGCGCCGGTAGGCCGACGGCCATGCCCGACGTTAACGCAATTTTGAACCGCAACAGACACGGCGCTATTTGATATGGCGACGACGACAACAATTGTTTCGGTTAAACGTTCGTTACTTGACGAGATCGGGGCTTTAAATATTGCTTCGGCTACGGCCGCCGGTCCGACCTCGGTCCAGGTTTCTTACTCTCGGCCGGCGGTAGACCGGTTAAGGTCGGAGGCGATCTACTTTGGTAGCGACATGGCTACTTCGGAAGCTCCGGAGCAGAGGATTAGCGGATCTCGGCGTAAGAGCGTTTTAACTTGGGGCGTCGACCTTGTTGTTGAGAGTACGATAATTAGTGATAGTGAAGACGCAGAAACTAGAGCTTTCGCTATTGTTGCGGCGATAGAAAATTTTCTTGCGGCTAACGCTCAACCGGCCGAGTGGTCTGTTTCGGCGGTTTCCTCGGGCGCCCTTTTTGTGTTAATTGATAGTATCGAATCCAAGTTGCAGGAATCGCCCGACGGGTTTCAGTCTGTAACAGTAACAATCGGCTTAACGGTCAAGGAGCGTTTAATATGAAGGTCACCAACACCGGAAACGGTGTCGAAATTCACCCGAAAGCCGGCGGCGTTTTTGTTGCTGGTCACGGCGAAACGATAGAAGTTCCGGCGGACGTTGGCGCCGAACTTTCGGGGCTTCCCGATTGGATAGTTGAAACGAAAAAAGATTCCCCTAAAAGTAGCGTCGTCGCTGCGGAGAAGAGCGAAAAATGAGTATTCTAGACGCTAGCGTAAACGTAGGACTCGAAACAACTTACGGGTCTGCTGTCACGCCTACTAGGAGCATGGAAGCGCAGTCCGACAATTGGACCCGGGCGCAGTCCCGACTAGAGTCGGTAGGATTCCGTAACAATATGCAGGCGCTCCGAAGCGACCGGGTAAAAACGGTTAACATGGGCGGGGCCGGGAACATTACTTCCGATTTTATGACGAACGGCGCCGGCTTGCTATTGGGCGGGGCTTTCGGTTCTAAGGTCGCACCGGTTCAGCAGGAAGCGACGGCTGCATATTTGCAGACGTTCGCTACTACGGACGCAGCGCCGGCCGATTCTTTTACGGTGCAAGTTATCCGGCCTAAAATGGAGTCGGGCGTACAGCAATTCACGCACCACGGCGCCAAAATTACGGGCTGGAATTTGTCGCAAGGCGTCGACGGTCTTCTTGTTTGGTCGGTGGATTTTGACAGCGAAGACGTAGACATTACGACCGCCGCAGCGACGCCGGCGTTTCCGTCCGGCGCCGTACCGTTTGACTGGTCGCAATGCACGGCGACTCTCGATCCCGACGGTTCGCCATCGACATTAGATCTTTTGGATCTCAGTTTCTCGGCCGAATTAGGCCTAAAAACAGACCGGCGCTACCTTCGGGGTTCGGCTTTGAAGAAGGAGCCAGTCCGCTCGGGTATCCCTTCTTATTCCGGAGAAATGTCTATAGACTTTTCTTCCACCGACCAGTACGCACAATGGACGGCCGGGACAGATCTAGACCTAGAGTTGAAGTGGACGGGGGCAGTTATTGCCGGCGCCCATAGCGAATATTTTAGTCTCCGATTTAAGGCTATCAATTGGACCGACGGAAACCCTGTCGTTTCTCTTTCGGATACTCCGGTACAGTCTTTGCCTTTCCAGGTGATGCACAACGGAAGCGACGCCGCGATTACGGCAACCTATATGTCTACGGACACGGCCGCATAATTTGCCCCCGGCGAGCGGGCGCCCCGATTATGTTCGGGGCGCCCCTAGTCGGTTAAATGTAACGTCGGTTAACAAAAATTTTGGGGTTGCGTTGGCTAAAGAAGCGGTAAGCATAGAGGTAGAGGGACTTAAAGAACTGCGGTCGGCGCTGCGCAGTGTAGACAAAGGCTTAACTAAAGAACTTCGGCTAGTAAATAAGTCGGCTGCGGACACTGTTAGAGACACCGCTAAAACTATGGCGCCGAAAGTTTCCGGAAGGCTAATACGGTCTATTACTTCTAAGTCCGGGCAAAGAGAAGCTAGTATAAAGGCGGGAAGCCCGGGACGTGTACCATATGCAGGACCGATAATTTTCGGGCACAGACCTAGAGCACAGGGCGGATACACTGAACCTAACAATTTTTTGATCCGGGCTCTAGGGTACGATTACGATTACATTAAAAAATTGTACGAAAAAAATATTAACAAGTTAGCGGAAAAGCACCTTTAGGAGGGGTTACAGAATGACAGCGAAAAAGAATTTAGAAGAACCGGAAACGAAGGAGATTAGAGTCGTTTCTTTGGACGAAATGAGTTATGGAGAACTTTCAGATTTTGAGGAAATTGTAGGGAGTCTTCCTACTGACGGGACAATGGAAGGCGTCCCGATTGGTAAAATGATGATAGCGCTCGGATATATAACGGCGCGCCGCACGGACCCGACGGTAACAATTGAGGAAATTCGGAATCTTCCTATCGGGTCTATCGTTATGGATTCGGAAGAAGTAAACCCCAACTAACCCGTTCTAGGGCGGGAAGGGTTAGGCGACTCGCCGCACTGGTCGAGCCCTCGGGGCTGTCGTGGACAGAACTCCGAGGGCTTAAACAGTGGGAGTTATTCGCACTAGAAGAATTTTTGAACGACCGGGAGAAGATGCGCCAACGGCGCCAAACTTAGGCAGGGGTAAACGTGGCGTCGAAGCCGGTAACTATAAAAATTTTAGGTGATGCTAGTTCGCTCCAAAAAGCTTTGGGAAAAGCCGAGTCGGGGCTAGGGGCGTTTGCCGGCAAGGCCGGGGCTTCGCTTAAAGTTATGACGGCGGCGGCCGGGGCGTTTGCCGCTGTTGCCGGAAAAGCTGCTGTAGACTTTCAAGACGATATGGCGCAGGTGTTTACGCTTTTGCCCGGCGTTTCTGGTACGGCTATGTCGGAAATGTCCGACCAGGTTCTAGAGTTCAGCAAAAAAATCGGTATTCTTCCCGACGAAATAATTCCGGGAATTTACGATGCTCTTTCGGCCGGCGTTCCGCAAAAAAATCTTTTCGAGTTTATGGAGGTTGCCGGGCGGGCCGCCATCGGCGGAAACCTAGAGGTCGCCGACGCTGTAGACTTGCTTTCGACTGCTGTAAACGCTTACGCAGAAACGGGGCTTTCGGCTGCTGAAGCGTCCGACATATTTTTTACGACGGTTCGGTTGGGTAAAACTACTGTCCCGGAATTGCAGTCGGCGTTTTCTAAGGTCGGTCCTGTAGCCGCCGCACTAGGTATTGGTCTAGAAGAGGTCGGGGCCGGAATGGCGGTCTTGACGGCCGCCGGCGAGCCGACTTCTTCGTCTGCGACGAAGATGGCGGCGGCTTTGGCGGAGCTTGGGAAAGACGGTACTAAAGCGTCGAAATCGTTCGAGGAGCTTAGCGGCGTCGTGTTCTCCGATTTTGTGGCGCAGGGCGGAACGTTCACCGAAGCAGTCGGCATTATGTCCGACTCCGGGTTGAGTTTCCTAAACATGTTTTCCAGTAAAGAGGCCGCTTTCGGCGCTATGGGTTTAGCTGTCAATGACGCAGAATCTTTGCAGGCTGCTCTAGCGGAAATGAACGGCGCAGCGGGCGCCACCGACTCGGCTTACGAAATGATGTCGGGCACCGTCCAGTTTTCGATAGAAAAAATTAAAGCCAGCGTGTCCGCTATAACCATCCAGCTAGGATCAAAATTTTTACCCGTGCTGGCTGTTGTGGCCGGCTACATAGCCGCCAATCTCCCCAAATGGGAAACAATGTTTGGGAACTTTGTCGGTAATGTCGTAGACCTTTTCGACAAAATGAAGGGTCCAGTAGTCGAGGCGTTCGACTTTGTTGTTTCTTCTTTCCGGGATAATTGGAAGACAATCCAAAAAGTTGTAGATTCTGTAGTCGGGGTTTTGACGAAGAAAGTTTTTCCTAAACTGTTGAAGGCTTTCGACAAAATTAAATCCACGGTTTCGGATACTGTTCTTCCTGCTTTGTCTACTGCGTTCGATGCGGTTAAGGGCGCTGCTGTTGTTGCGTTTGATTACATTAAGGATACTGTTCTTCCTGCTTTGTCTACTGCGTTCGAGACTGTCAAGGGCGCACTTGTTAACTATGTTTTTCCTGCTCTAGTTGCGGCGTTCGATTCGGTTCTAGCTGCTGCTGTAGCGGTTTACGATTGGGTCGTTGCGAATTGGGATACGATAAAAGAAACAATCGTTTCTGCGTTTGATCTTATTGTGGAGTCGGGCAAAAAAGTTGTGGATTCTTTAGTGACTTTTGTAGAGAAGCTTGTAGCGGTCGGTAAATGGGTTAAAGATAACGACCCCGCAATTGCTGCTATTGCTACTGTTATAGGTGTTGTGTTGGTAAAGTCTTTAGTACAGGCCACGGTCGCTGTTTGGGCTAAGGTTGCTGCTTTATATGCTCAGGCTGCGGCGTTTGTTGCCGCTAATGCAACGCTGATTATTGTAGTTGCTGCGTTGGCGGCGTTTGCGGCTGCTGTTGTTTGGGCTTATCAAAATGTCGGGTGGTTTCGTGAAACCGTTCTAGCGTTAAAGGACGCCGCCGTAGTCGTCTTTGAATGGTTACAGGTTAGAGTGCCGCAAGTAATCGGGGTTATAGTTTCGGCGCTCTCTTGGGTTGTGGAAAAGCTTGTAGCGTTTGTCGGCTTGTTCCAAACGGCTTGGGCTAATTGGGGCGACTACATTATGGAAAAAGTTAATACCGTTTGGGGTAGTATAAAAGAATACGTGTCGGCTGCGTTCAACGTTTTAGTCGAAACTTTTAACACGTTTAAAGCGTTGTTTACTGGAGATTGGGACGCATTGTGGGACGGAATCGTTGCTACGGTGCGGGCGGTAGGCGTGTTAATAAAGGCTGCTTTTAAACTGGCTTGGAGTGTAGCGAAGGTAGGTTTCGTTTTTGTTTGGGACGCTATGAAGCTTCTAGCTTCTGAGGCGTTCGATAAGATCGTAGAGTTTGCTAAGGCTTCGCCCGGGCTGCTGAAGGATGCGATTTGGTTAGGTGCCGGGTTATTGTACGACGCCGGAAAGCATATAATCGACCAGATGAAGGCGGGCGTACAAGCGGCGTTCGAGGCCATCGTTTCTTATGTATCGGGAAAAGTAGCTTGGATAAGTGCTCAAATCGCCACGGCGCAGAATCTTGCCAGCACGCTTTCGTTTGGGCTTATACCTAGGGCGGATGATGGGGAAGATGGGCCTAAGCTTGGGACACCCGAAAACCCGATGTCGCCCGACCAGATGAAACAGTACTTCGGAGATCCTGCTCAACCTATGCAGCACGGCGGGCCGTTGCGTAATGGTCTTTCTTTGGTCGGTGAGCGTGGCCCCGAGTTGTTAAGAATGAACCAGTTCGGCGGCGCTTCGGTTGTAGCAAATCAAGACATGAGCGGCGCAGGTGTCGGCGGCGATGTGATAGTTAACGTTTCCACTAATGCGGATCCTTGGGCTATCGGGTCCGCTGTTGCTTGGGAATTACGGAGGGCGGGATAAATGGCTACAGGCGATTTGATAACGGCAGATTGGCAGATCGAGCGTAACGGTTTGCTTATGGGAGACGGGAGCGTTTACGATTTGCGGAAGATCGACGGGTTAGCGGGGGCGCCACCGACGGCGCCGAGCGACCGGTCACTATCGCAAAGGCACGGAAGCGTCGCCGGCGAAGATTACCTAAAACCCCGGACGATAGTTTTAACGTTCGAGATTGTTTCTGATGAATCGACGCTAACCGCAAAACTTGACGCACTAAATCTTGCTATGGTCCCGTCAATTAACCCGGTTGCTACGGCGTACCGTATTCCGGGAGTAGCCGGCGGCGGCGTAGTCACAAACACCACGCACTCTAGAAACCGTTCGGTCGTAGTAGACTCTTCTTATGCCCGGGGGGTTGCAACGGTTGTTGTTCAGTTGGTAGCGGCGGACCCGCGCCTTTACGGTCTTACGCAAAGCTCGGCGACTGCACGGACCGACGACATAGCGACGGTCGGTCTAGAATTTGATGCAGTCCCCGATCTAACTTTTGGCGGCGCTATCTTTCCCGGTTCGTTGACAGTGAACAACGCAGGAAATTTTACGGAACCGTTCAAGTTGAGAATCTACGGGCCGGCAACCGATCCGGTAGTTACCCGGTCGAGCGACGAACTTTTTTTGTCGTTTACTGGAACTGTTGCGTTAGGTGACTATCTAGAAATCGACGGCGCAGACCGGACGATAAAACTTAACTCGGTAACTAATAAATATTCGCTTCTTGACGGCGATTCAACTTGGTTTGATTTGGACCCGGGGGCTAACACTTTAAGACTGACCCGGACGGGTTCGGACGCTTCGACCCTTGTTGTATATCTTTATAGCGCTTTCGTTTAAACTTGTTTAATTTGGAGATGAAGAAATGACAGAAAAAAATCCGCCTGTATTTATTCAGGCCGGTAGTCACCCGGCCGAAGATGTCCGAAGAATTTTCGATATCTTTGTTGGTGTCGGTTCGTCCGGCTACGTGTCGACAGGCGACCTTGCCGTTTCGGAATCTGGAACGCCGGCTATGTCTGTTTCTGTAGCCGCCGGCCGGGCTCTAATTCAGGGGACAGAAAGCAACTACTCGGGCGTCTACGCTGTAGAGAACCGGCTAGCGACAACGTTAACAGTTACGGCGGCGAACGCTAGCAACCCTAGAATCGACGTAGTTGTAGCAAAAATCCAGGACCAGGCCTATAGCGGCAGCGTTAACGCTTGGTCTCTGGCTGTCGTTGAAGGCACGCCGGCTTCTTCGCCTACGGCGCCGGCTATCCCGGCTAACAGTTTGAAACTTGCAGAGGTTGCGGTAGCGGCAGCGTCTAGCGCAGTACTTGACGCCAACATAACCGACCATCGGGTTAGGTGGAAAGATGCGTATCGGGTCGGCGGTACCGATGTGGCTGTTGCTGATGGCGGTACGGGTTCTTCTACTGCGCTGGCTGCTAGGGCTGCGCTCGGGTTAACTATTTCGTCGGACGTGCAAGCCTATTCGGCCGTCTTGGACGCTACAACCGCATCGTTCACAACCGTGGCGGAAAGCAAACTGGCTGCTATCGAGGCGGGCGCAGATGTCACCGACGCCACAAACGTCACAGCAGCGGGCGCCCTGATGGATAGCGAAGTAGACGCTAACATTAAAACGCTTGCCCTTCCCGCATCAACCACCATATCGGCATTCGGTGCGACGCTTACCGACGACGCCGACGCAGCGGCCGCGCTCGTAACCCTCGGCGCTCTCGACAAGACAATTATCCCGACCGAGATCATGACGGCCGCCAGCGACGAAATCACGGCCGTCGTCACAGCTGTGGGCGTGATGCAGTTCCGGATGCCTTACGCCATGACCGGCTCAGAAATTCGGGCGTCGCTCGGGTCGGCGTGTTCGACCGGCACGTTTACGGTCGATGTTAACGTCGGCGGGGCGACAGTACTGAGCACGAAAGTGACGGTGGACGCCACCGAGAAGACCTCAACCACCGCAGCAATTCCGGCCGTACTATCTGTAACGGCGTGGGCCGACGATGCCATCGTCACTATCGACGTGGACGGGCAGGGCGACGGCACGGCGACGGGTTTAAAAATAACGATGATCGGCACGAGGTCGGCATAATGGCAACCGGACTAGTTAACCCGTACGCTATATCGGGTGGACTTTCGTATGAGGAAGAATGTTTGGCCGATAATCCTGTCGGCTTGTGGATGATGAATGAGACATCGGGAACCACGATTGTCAACCAGGGCAGCAGCGGCACCGCAGGTAACGGCAGCTACGGCACTACGTATTCGCCGGTCTTAGCAGGCGATACTCTCTTCGGGTTAACCACTCCAGATTTCCAAAACTCCCAGGATTTCGTTGAGATGACGTATCCCGTAGGGTTCACACCAGACGCAGGTTTAACGGGGGCTGCCACTTGGGAATATTTGTTCAGGATTGACGGGGCTTTGGGTGCTTATCATTTCGGCATACTCCCGGCACCGTATAACGTACTCATGGCCTTCTCCCAGGCCAATGGAAATTTTAGCGCTCAGATCCTCTCGTCGGGCGGTACGGCAGTCATGTATGTCTACGCCGGAGCCGCTGTTCTTGTTTCAGGGACGGAATATCATTGTGTAGTGACTTACGATAGAGCGTCTCCACGGCTAGAAGTCTGGCTGAATGGCGTTTCCGTGGCATCAATTACCACGCTCAATTGGGCCGGTTCAACGGGAACCGCTGCTTTAACGCAACCGGTCGGAGGTTACTCAAGAACTTCAGGATCGACCGGCATTGGCTCGACACTCGGCGGGTCACTCGGCGGGTATGCCATGTATGCCGGGGTCCTTTCTAATGCACGTATAGCCGCCCACTACGCCGCCCTATAATTTCACAGGAAGAGACTAGATCATGCACACAGAATTCTTTGATGGCACCCTCGGGGCGGTACGCCACCCGCAGCGGGTCGAGGTTAAACCGTTGGACGGTACCCGTATTGGTCGGCCTGAGGGCGGTTGGCAGGCGTCGCAGCTTGCGGCGCTCGGTCTGTATCCGGTCGCTCATGTTGACCGGCCAGCGGACACCGACACGGTGACGCATACCGAGTCGGTGGAGCTTGCTACGCCGGGCGATCCGACAACGGCCACGACCGTATGGACCGAGCGGGACTGGACCGTGACGGAGTTAGCCGACCGTGCTACGGCAGCGGCGACGGAAGCGGCACGGGACACCGTGCGGGCGTCCCTCGCCCTAGTAGCCGACGGCGCCGGTTTGGGGACAGACCAGGAACTACGGGACGCGCTGCAACTTGTAGCGCAAGAACTAGCGACAGGCGGTCCGCTGCTGTGACAGTTTCCGCAGAGTATCGGGCGGTTATTGCTACTGCTGCGGCGCCTACCGTTTACCTCGGAGAGTTGCCTTTTTCGGCGTTGTCTTATTCGTCTGTCTTGAACGGTTCGGCGTCTGCGTCTGTGACGTTGCCGCTGGATTCGGTCGCCAATACTACGATGGAAATTCTTCCGGGGTCGACGGTTTTATGGGTCGAGCGGTCGGGGACTCTAGTTTTTGGCGGGATAATTTGGACTATGAGCGGCGACGCCGCTAGTAACTCTCTTACTTTGAACGCCGGCGATTTTATGAGTTATTACGCTCGGAGAATTATCCGTAGCACTCTCTCTTTTTCTTCGATAGATACTCACCTAGTGGCCCGCGGGATTATTGATTACGCTAACGGCGTAACCGACGCTCTTTCTATTGTTGGGACGGCGGACACTTCTCTAAGCGGAGTTACGGTTAGCCGAACCTTTTCGTCGTGGGATCGCAAAAATGTTGGCGGCGCAGTAGCGCAACTTTCGGCGATAAATAACGGCTTCGATTTTAAGTTAGAGCTAACCTATGCGGCCGGCAACGTTCCGACGGTAGAGTTTGTGTGCACTTCGCCGAACAACGGGCGGGCTACCAACCTAGTTTTTGACCTCCAATCGAACGTTGAGAGTGTTAGTTTCAACGTTGACGGTTCGCAAATCGTTACGCAAGTCGACGCTTTGGGTGTAGGACAGGGGCCGGACCAGTTGGTTGCTACTTCTACGCAAGCGTCGAGCCAATACTCTTTGACTCAATCGGCTGTTTCCTTTTCGGGGGTCGATTCGTTGCCGGTTTTGCAGGCGCACGGAGACCGGCTACTAGTTTTGGGGCGTTCTTCGGTAAGTAGTGTTACGGCGAACGTTAGAGCCGACATCGACCCTTTACCTTCCGACTATTTTGTAGGCGACATAGTTTCGGTTCGGGCGTCTAAAGGATTTTTTACTAGCCCTTCGTCTATGCGGATAGTGGAAATAAACGTTTCTACCGCCGGCAATCAGGAAACCGTTTTGTTAAAATTGGCGGACGCTTCGGCGTTCGCTACGATCTAGCCCGGGGGCTTTGTGACTATTGGAAACGATCCGACTAGGCCGGCTACTCTGCCAGGGTATCTCTCCGAGCTTGGGCGCCGGGTTACGGAAATAGAACGGGCTAACCCTATAGCTAGGGCAAGTTTTCACGACGGGACCAGAACGCGCGCCTTTTTCGGTTCTTTCAGTCACCCCGACGACGCTAACCCGGAAATGGGTTTGCGTTTGTTGTCGGCGTCCGGCTCCGAGCTTCTTCTAGTAGACGACGACAAAATTAGGGTGGGCGTTCTTCTAACTATTTCGGGTTCGACTGTTTCGTTAACTCTGCCGACTTCGGCAGGTTCGGCCGGCGAACTTTGGAATAATGGCGGAGTCGTTTCGGTGTCATAATTTTTTGCGATGCGCGGCTTTCCCTCCGATGCCGTGTTGCGTATGCTGGAACCCTCCCGACCGAAATCGGGGGGGTTCTTTGCGTTCAAAAATATTTTTGTTTCGTGGTTGGTTTTTTTAAAAAAATTGGTAGGCTGGAAGGTCAAGCCGCTTTATCGCATACAATCTTGGGAACAAAAAAAATCCCGCCTACCTCGGAGGTTGGGCGGGATCCTTGCGGTTGGGGTTATTTGCCTTCGGTGAATATGTCTGATTGGTAGAGGTCTTGCAATGTTGTTGCGGGTGTAATGCTAAGCGTGTCTGTTACGTAGCGGAGGGTGTGAAGGTCTTCGTAGATTCCGGCGTCGCCTGCGTCTTCGATTGAGTCGAGCCATGCGCAGGTGTCGGCGTCTGCTAGTAGTTCTTCGATTGTGGTTGCGGTTGTTGTGGTGTTGTTCATGACTAAAATATAGGGGGGTTTGTTTAGAAAACCAACCTCGGCCTAAAAATAAATAAAAAAGAAGGGGGCCCCCCGATTTTGGTCGGGGGGCCGGCTTCCTAGCTTGGCGGCGAAACACCACGAAACGCCGCTAGCTAAAGTTTGCCCCTACCCGTAGGGAAATCAGTCCGGGGAAGGGGCGCAATGTTTGCCGCTACGTGGCCATCAGTAACCGCACGGCTTGCCATTCCTGGCCCGCATAACTCGGCCGGGGGGCGGTGGCGTTGTTGCCACGTCGCGCATTTTGTAGCGGTTCGCATTGTTGAATTTTGTTCACCATTGATCGGTGACGGATCTAAACGCTATGCTTATTCTCGGCTCTGCGTGCTTAGCCGTTTTCGCTATTCGGTGTTCGTGTGTGTGTTGTGCGTCGCCTGACATTACGAACACGTCGCCGTGTTCTACGTTAAAGGTTTCGGCCTTCTCGCCGTCTCGGCGTGTCTGGAATCGTCTTCCGCCGCCGATGCTAAGAACTGCGACGGTTGCGTTGTCCCGCTCGGCGCCTTTTAGGTCTTTGTGCCATGCTACGCTATCGGCGCCGTTTCGGTAAAGGTTGCATCCGGCTTGTTCAAATTTGCATCCTAGAAGGGTTTCGAGTTCGGCGGCCACGGCGGCCAGCGGGCCGGCCAGTTCGTCCGGCGTCGTGTTGTGCGTAAGCCGTGGAGTAGCTACAGGCCGGCCGTACATTTGCCTAACTTGCTGCTCCCAAGGGATAGAAACCATTGTTTCGCAAAAGTCGAGCGCATCGGCAAACCCTTTAATGTGTCGGATTGTTCCGCCGGTTGTTGTGGTGTTGTTCATGACTAAAATATAGGGGGGTTTGTTTAGAAAACCAACCTCGGCCTAAAAATAAATAAAAAAATCCCGCCGCTGTGTTAGCCGGCGGGATCCTTGCGGGAGGGGTTAGGCTCTGATGACTGGCGCCATCGAGAAAGTGCCTAGCGGGAGAGCCCATTCACCTTGGTGGCCGTTCTTAACGCCGACTCGCTTACCGTCGGTAAAGGTGATGAACTTAGCCGAGCGCTTGGCTACTGTGAAGGTCCAAACGGTGTTATGGTCGCAAGCGCTGCGGGCCGAGTAGGTTTCGCCAACTGTAAATGTTGCGGCGGTGGTTGCGGTTGTTGTGGTGTTGTTCATGTAGATCAATATAGGGGGGTTTGTTTAGAAAACCAACCTCGACGCAAAAATAAATAAAAAATCCCGCCGCTGTGTTAGCCGGCGGGATTCTTGCGGGAGGGTTTAGGCTAGAAAGTTTTTTCCTGGGAGATCTTCGACCTGCTCAGAAACCCAAGCTTTTACGTCGGCAAGCTTGCCTACCTGCGCCTGTGCTCCACCTTCTGGAAACTTCAGCATCCGACCGGCTCCCTTGAACTTGCCGTCTGGTGTTTGCGACACGTTGGCGACTCGGTGGCCGTTGAACAGGAGGTCGTAGCAGATCTGGGCTGACTGGCTGCTGTAGATGCTGTGGCGTGCTTCGCTGACTGTTACGGCGTCGTTTGCTGCAACAAGCTTGGCGACTGTCGGGTTCAGCTTGTAGGTGTTGTTTTCGAGTGCGGCTTCTGCGTCGGCGATTGCTGAGAGTATGTCTGCGTCTCGGTCTGCGATGCGTGCGGCTTTGGCTGCTGCTGCTTCTTCCCGTCCTGCTGCGGCTTGGGCTGCTGCTGCTCGGTTGGCTTTGGTGGCGTGGCTAATTCCGTCTGTCCATTCTACGGGTGCGGTGGGGAAGCAGTGAGAGCATAGGATCTCGCCGAGCAGGTCTACGGCTTCGGATTCGGTCTTGCCGGATAGCTCGGTAATCCATACAAAGTTTGTGGTGTCGAAGCATGTAGGGCAGTTTGTGCTTTTATGGATGTGTCCGTTTGTGTTTGTGACTAGGAAGAAGCGGCTCCATCCGGCGAAGCGTGCGTGTTGGCGTGCTTGCTCGGTGCGGGCGAATGCTAGGTGCCGTTCCGCTGCGGCTGCTGCGTCGTTGGCTTCTGCAATTGCTGAGTCTATGCGGGCTTCGGTGGTTGCGGTTGTTGTGGTGTTGTTCATGACTAAAATATAGGGGGGTTTGTTTAGAAAACCAACCTCGACCTAAAAAGAATTATTTTTAGAAGAGTTTTCCGGGTTTCGGTGCGGCGGGTTGCGTCTTTTTGTTGAGGCGTTCGGCTAGTGCTGCGGCGGCTTTGTAGGTTTTGCGTTCGCTGTCCGCTACGGGTTCGGGGTGCGGGTTGCCGGCTAAATATTTTCGGACGCACCAAACCATTTGCGGCGCCGAGTAGTTGGCGCAAGGCGAGGCTACGAACACTATTCGGCGGCGGTCGTCCGGAAAGTGTGCACGGTCTGAATTTGGGAGCCGGGTAGTAGTCGGTGGGTTAGCGTTAGCGTTGTCTTTTGAAAAGGTTTGTCGGCGAGCCCGTTAACTAGGGCGTCGACTAGCGACCTTTTTTCGGGCGATAATTCTAGGTATCTATCCATCCTTGCAGTGTAGCCCGGCGTGACCGTTTCGGGTCGAAATTCTGAGGTTTATTTACGGTTCATTTACACAAAACTTTTCAGCCTACCAATTTTTTTGTCTTTAAACAACCTCGGAAAAAACTTTCTCGGATTTCTTTTTGCCGGTCTGATTCTCCGGTGTAGTAAAAGGTGTAGTAACTACGTCACTTTGTGCGACATTTTGGCCGCTCTGCGTGGTGGTGTAGTAAAAGGTGTAGTAAAAGGTGTAGTAAAAGGTGTAGTAAAAATTGCTCGGGTTGGCGCCGTTGCAACGATCGGGGCCGGCGGTGTAGTAGGTGTAGTGTTTTTCGGAGGCTATTACCTATTTAACAGAATCAAACCTAACAACAATGGTAAAACGCTTCACTTACTACACCCGACAAAATCGGCCGTTAGAAACTATTTGCAACCCGACGGGTAGTTTTTGGGGTTGCCGGCGGTATAGTGGGGGCAACTACAAGAGGAGATCCAGAAATGACTACCCCAAAAATTGCTACGATTAGAAGAGGCGGGGCCCGCCATTACGTGCACCCGGTAGACGGTTCGACAGCCGTAGGGGTGACTTCGGTAGTCGGGATGTTGCCGAAAGATTTTTTGCGGTATTGGGCCGCAAAGTTGGTCGCCGAGTCGGCTTACGACGAATTTTCGACGTTGGCGGGGTTTGTGGTGAGCGAAGACCCGGAGTCGAGGGCGGCCGCTGTCGCTTGGTTAAAGAACGCCCCGACCCGGTTAACTTCGGGCGCAGCGCAAAACGGAAACGATGTCCATTCTTTAACGGAAGACATAGACCGTTTAGGGGGTATTCCTCCGAGGTTGCCGGCGGATAAAATGCCTTACGCTTTGGGGTGGCTAAATTTTCGGGAGCAAACGCAGTGCGAAGTGTTGGCGGCAGAGCGGACTATATGGAATTCGGAAGTCGGCTATAGCGGGACGTTAGACCGTTCGGTTTTGATTCCTGCTAGCGCTTGGGAAAGGTTCGACGCTCCGCCGGCTTGGTGGGAAGGGCCGGACGTTCCTATAATTTGCGACTGTAAAACTACAAGGTCGGGCGTTTTTCCGGAAGTCGGTTTGCAAATGGCGGCGTATTCTTATGCGACGGAATCGTTGGAGTTCGACGAACACGGGGTAGCGGAGGCTAAGCCGTGGCCTAAGCATAGCGAGACTAGTTTAGTGGTTTGGTTGCGGCCGGAGGCGTGGAGGTTGACGCCGGTAGATTCTTCGGCCGAGGTTTTCGAGGCGTTTAAACATTTGGCGGAAATTTTTAAGTTTGATCGGGGTTTAAAGAAGGATCTAATTTTGCCTGATGTTGCGGGGGAGACGTGGGAGCCGGAGCAGGTGGCTTTGTTTGCTGACGTTTTGCGGGGGCTTCGGAAATGACGGGGCTAGGGCCTTACGGTTCTTCGGTTGGGGTCGGGGACGGGGAAGTTAGGGTTGTGTCGTCGAGCGGTGGGGTTAAAGGTCGGAAGCTTGCGCGTTTCGATATGATGCCGCCGGCGGCGATTTTAGAGTTAGCTAAAGTTTATGGTTATGGCGAAGAAAAATATCCGTCGGATGTTTCGGGCCCTAATTTCCGGAAGGGTTATCTTTTTAGTTTGAGTTTCTCGGCGATGCAGCGGCATTTGTGGGCGTGGCAGGGCGGCGAGGATGTAGACCCGGAGAGCGGCCGGCAGCATTTGGCGCACGCTGCTTGGCATTGTTTTTGTTTATTGTCTAATATGGTGGAGCATCCCGAGTTCGACGATAGGTTTAAGGCATGAAGTTTTTTGATTGGTTTACTTTGCTTGTGTCGGGGGCTTTGGGGGTCGGCGTTTTTTTGTCGTTCTTGGTGTTTTTGAATATTGTAAAAGTTTTGTGGCCGTAGTGGATCGAAGCAATAGGGTTGTACGTTGCGGCCATCACGGAACGGTGCTTGCGGTGTTTGGTGATGGGTCGGGGCCGGATACGTTTGCCGTTAATTGTCCCGATTATTGTTCGGAGTTTGTTCCGGGCGTTATAGAAGATGTTAAATAATTTGTGTTAGGTTTATTCGGTGGGGGCGTTTGCCTTCAATTTATTAGGAGCGTTTAAATGGCTATAAAAATTTTGGATGTTAAAGCGGCGCCGATGCAGGACGGCATGGAGGGCGGCGACATTGTGGGGCAAATCGTTAATGGTGTCGGGCAGGTTCCCGACTATAGAGATTTGGGGGGGTGGGCTATCCGTTTCGACGATTTAGACGTAGCGGAGGCTTTTGCAAAGGTGTTGCCGGCGTCCCGTTTGGAGGATCACGGGACCGAGGGCCGGGTTCACCATGTAGTTTTGGGTGATGGCGTTCCTTTGGATATTCGGGTAGAGCATGTTTCTACGAAGATGCTTCTTCGGTCGCAATCGGATTGGTCTATTGTTCGGGATTGCGACGGTATGGTTATGGCGGACGGGGACGATTGCGTTTGTTCCCGTTTGGCGCCGCACGGCACGCCGGAAATGCGGAAGTATCAAAAAGACGGGCAGGCTTGTAAGCCGTCCGGTTTTATTGTTGCGACTTTGGAGGGTTTCCCGGAGCTTGGAAAGTTGAGTTTCTCGAAAAATTCGGAGTCTACAGTTCGGCCGTTTGTGGCTCTGGAAGCGAGTTTGCAGAAACCGCCGTTTATTGTGTTTCTGTCGTTGAAAACTGTAGAGTCTAAGAAGAACGGGTTTTCGTGGTCGGTCCCCGAGTTCGGGGATTTGCGGCCGGCTTCGGTGGACGACGGGCCGTTTTAGTTAATGGCTAATCCTAACAAGCGGAAGGGTACGGCTTTCGAGTCGAGCGTTTCTCGGTTTGTGGCGGCCGCTATTCCCGGTTCGGTCCGGGTTTTTCGGCCGCCGCCTATGGGCCGTTTCGATGTTGGAGACGTGCATATTGGCGGGGCTGTAGTTTTGCAGTGCAAAGATTATGGGACGTGGGGAAAATCTCTTGTTTCTAAGTGGCTTTCGGATGTAGAGGTGCAGGCGGGGCACGCCGGGGCGCCTTTGGGTGTTGTTGTTATTAAGCAGCGCCGAGAGGCGGGCGTTTCTTCGGGGGCGGCTTCGGATTCGGTGGTTGTTATGTCGGCGGGTACGTTCGCCGAATTTTTAAGCGTGTATTTTGACGGGGCGCCGACGGTGCCGGAATAGTAGGGGGTTTTGTGGTAGTGAGAAAGTTTGACCAGGTTAGAGCGGCGGCTTTTGGGCCGGCGGTGTCGGAGTGCGTTCCGTTTGTGGGGGCTATTAGCGCTCACGGTTATGGTGCGGTCCGTTTCGGTGGGGATTGGTTGCTAGCGCATCGGGCTTGTTTGTCTTTGTTTGCGGGGGAAGCCCCGGAGGGTAAGCCGTTTGCTTTGCATTCTTGCAGGTTGCGGGCTTGTATAAATCCGGCGCATTTACGTTGGGGGGATGCTGCGGAAAACTCGGCCGACCAGAGGGCGGACGGGGTAGGTAACGGGGGGGTCGGGTTTGCTGTCGGGTTGAGCGATGAAGAGAGCCGGGCGGTGCTTCTCGATTTGTGGTCTACGGTGGACCCTATGGCTGTCGTTGCTGGCCGGCATGGTTTGTCGAAAATTACCGTTTCGAATTTGCACACGGGCCGTTCTAGGCCGCGGGTTCGGGCGGCTTTGGTCGAGCACCCGGCGATTTTTTGGTTAGAGCGGGATTATTTGGTGCGTCGGCGTGACCGGTTTATAAGTGCGGGCGTTTGGCGGGCGGCCGTTTTGGACGTTTGGGCTAGTGGGGATTCGTTAGAGTCGGTTTCTGTCCGTCATGGTGTTAGCTCTTCGATGCTTAGCAAGGTTGTTAAAGGGGGGCGCCGGCCGGAGGTTCGGGCGTCTCTTTTGGAACAAGCGGCGTTTCTTAAGTTAGAATCGGCCTATGTTGGGGGTTAACCGTATGGCCGGCCTTTTGTCGGGGCTTTCGGGGGTGCAACGGTTAGGCGACCAGGTGGTTGCTAATTGTCCGGGGCACGACGACGGGGTAGCGTCTTTGGCGGTGGGTATCGGCGAGTCTGGAAAGGTGCTTCTTAAATGTTTCGCCGGTTGTTCGTTTGCTAAGGTCGGCGGGGCTTTGGTGGGGGTCGATTTGTCGGGGTCTGATTGGGTTTGGCCGGCGGATTTGCCGCTAGGGGTTGCTAGCGCCGATCCGGTACAACCTGAGGGGGAGCTTTTGGAGTTGCGGGCGTTTGTGTCCGATTGTGAGTCTGCGCTATGGGAGTCGCCGGAAGCGCTGGCCGAGGTCCGGTCTAGGTTCGGTTTAAGCGACGAACTTATTAGGGGTTTTCGTTTGGGGTTGTCTGCGGCTCGGCCGTATGCTTGGCGGGGTGTCGGTTCGTCTTGGTCTGCGGTGCAACGTTTAACGGTCCCGTTTTTTGGTTTCGATGGGAGCGTTAAAGGTTGCCAAGGTCGGGCGTTGACTCCGCATCGTGTGCGGTGGGCGGGTCTTACGGGTTCGGGTTGGGCTCGGTCTTCTATGTTTCGGCCGGGTTTGTTTGATGCGGTCGAGGACGGGCCGGTTGTTATTTGCGAAGGGCCTTCGGATGCTTTGACGGTTGCGGGGCGTCTCGGGTTTGATGCGGTGGCGATTCGAGGCGCTGCGCTTCGGTCTGATTCTGTCCTGGCCGAGTTTTTGGTTAGTGTCGGAGACCGCACGGTTATTGTTTGCGGAGATAATGACACGGCCGGCGAAAAGTTTTCGCAGAGCATAGCGCAATCTTTGATGGGTGCAGGGGTAGACGCACGCGTTTTGCATATCCCTATGGGTTCGGACGTTAACGATTGGGCGATGCTTGCGGAAACGCATTTTGCGCACGATTTCAGGGATCAAGCGGCAGCGGCGCCGGCAACGATTTTGGGGTTGGAGAGGGTGGCGGCTGTTAGGGCTTCGGCACCTAATTTGTTTGATTCTTGGCCGCATGTTTCGCCGCCGGGTTTGCAGCATGTGACAGCCGGCGAGGTGTTTTTATGGTTCTTAGATAAGACGGGTAGAGACATGGCCTACGTTGTCGGATATAAGGGCCCGACTTTGTGGTCTGATGGTCTTTGGCAGTTGGGGCAACCGCACGCCGTGCGGTCCGCTTTGCAGGAATGCGGGTCGATAGCCCGGGCGCATTCAGACCCCGACCACCCTTGGCACTTCGAGATTTTGCAGTTGGGAAACAAGCTTGCTTCCACAAATTTTTTAAACAGCGTTATAAAAGAATTAGAGGCGTTGTGCAAAGTCTTTTTTGCTGATTCTTTTGATAGCGTCGAGCATTATTTGGCTGTAAAAAATGGGGTTATAGATCTTAGAGACGGGTCTTTGATTGATCCGACGCCGGCACAGATGATTTCTACACGTTTAGACGTTAAGTTTAACCCCGAGGCGGATTGCGATTTGTGGCGTTCTTTCTTGGCGCAGTGTATGGGAGAGGAATCGGACCCCGCCCGGCCGATGTCGAGCTATTTGCAGAGGGTTTTAGGGTATGGGCTAACGGGTAGCGTTTCGGAGCAGTCGTTTTTCGTTCATTATGGGACAGGCGCAAACGGTAAAAGCACGTTTACGGATACTTTACAGAGCGTTTTTCGGAGCGTGTCGAAAAATGTTCAGTTCTCCGTTTTCGAGGATTCGGCTTCGTCTAGTGGAGGGCCGAGTAGCGAGATAGCTAGGCTTCGGGGATCTCGGCTAGTTTTTACGGCGGAAGGTTCGGGGCGGCCTATGAAGGAAGCATTGCTTAAAGTGCTTTCGGGTGGCGATTTGATAACGGCGAGGCATTTGTTCGCTGAGGAAATAGAGTTTCATCCGCGGTTCCTTCTTCAAATGTCGACGAATAATAAGCCAGATTTTCGGGGTGTAGATGAGGGGCTTTGGCGCCGTGTGAAACTTATAAGGTGGGGCCGCTATTTCGGGGAGTCGGAAAGAGATTTGCGGTTACCGCAAAAGCTTTTAGCGGAGAGCGAAGGCATTTTAGCTTGGGCTGTCCGGGGTGCACAAATTTGGTATCGGGGCGGGGGGCTTGGGGAGCCGGCGGCCGTTTCGGAGGCGACGGAAGAATATCGGGATTCGGCGGATATTCTCGCCGGGTTTTATCCGGGCGTCTTGAATAGCGAACGGGGCGAAAATGTTTCTCTTGCCGATATATATTTTGCCTTCTGCGGTTGGGCAGATTCTGAGGGGATAGAAGAGTACTCTAGGCGGTGGTTACGTGCTAACCTAGAAACTAGGGGCGTAGCGTTTCGGCGCTTAAAAACCGGTTTCCATTCTGTAGACCATAAACTAGTTTTAGGTTAGGTTATATTATGAAGCTTTTATATTTGGACATTGAGACGGCGCCGAACGTTAGTTACACTTGGGGCGGCAAGTACGACCAAAACGTTATAGCGTTCCAGCGCGAAAAGTACATTTTATGTTTTTCTTATCAATGGGAGGGGGAAGGCGAAACGCACGTAGTCGCTCAACCCGATTTTAAGAAAGCTTTTAAGGCCGATAGACACGACGATAAAATGGTACTTAGGGCGCTATGGGATCTTTTGGATACCGCCGACGTGGTTTGCGGGCACAATATTAGGGGCTTCGACCTAAAAAATATTAACTCGGGGTTTGTTACTCAGGACATGCCGCCGCCGTCGCCGTATTTGACTGTCGACACTCTAAAAATTGCTAGGGCGAATTTCAAATTTAACAGCAATAGCCTTAAAGACCTTTGCATAACTTTGGGCTTGCCGCATAAGGAAGACGCCGGCGGTTTCTCTACTTGGTTAGGTGCTATGGAAGGCGACGCGGATAGTTGGGAAAAAATGGTTTCTTATGCCCGGCAAGATACGGCTTTACTTCCTTTGCTTTTGAAGCGGCTCCGCCCGTTCGCTAAGGGTTTGCCTTCGATGAATTTTGGCGACGTTCACGCTTGCCCGGTTTGTTGTGCTGAAGAAAAAAACTTAACCCGTCGAGGTTTTCGTTACACGAAAACAGGAAAATTTCAAACGTGGCATTGTGGGCAGTGTTTGGGGTGGTCTTCTAGCCGGATTTCTTCGGTGAATTCTGACGATAGGCCCCGGCGGGTTTCGTGATACGTCACGGCCGGATGGTCGCCGGCGAAGATGTCGTTATTAACGTCGTCGAGGGCCCGGCAGATTTGCCGGCTTTCGAGGCGTTCGTTTCGGCTAACGCCGGCCGCCCGGTCGGTTGCGACACGGAAACTACCGGACTCGATCCTTGGGCGCCGGGGTGGCGTTTGCGGTGTGTGCAGTGGGCGACGCCGTGCGAAGCTTGGGTTTTGCCGTCGGAGTTCTTCGGGGCTATACAGGCGGCTTTGTTAGAGTTCCGTTTTCCGGTTTTCCATAACCGGGTTTTCGATTGTTTCGCTCTTACCCGTGCCGGCTTCGATCATTTAGGGTGGGGCGACGAAGCGGCGGACACGCAAATTTTGGCGCACCTTGCGGATTCGCGTTCGTCTAGGGACGGCGGGGTAGGTCACGGTCTAAAAAATCTGTCCGATAGTCTTATAGAGCCGGGCCTTTCCGGGGACCAGGCAGAAATTAAAGCTTGGGCTAAATCGGAAGGGGTTTCGAGTAGTGACCTTTTCCGGGTTGTCCCGTTTCCGTTGTTGTCGGCATATGCGGGAATGGACGCAGTTTTAACCGTCCGTCTTTGGTCGCTTCTTAGCGCTAAGGTTGCCGGTATGGGTTGCGGCCATTTGGTGCCGTTTGAATTGGCTTTACAAAGGTGTTGCGCCGAAATGGCCGAGACGGGGTTTCGGGTAGACTTGGATTATGCGGAGTGGCTCGGCGGCCATTTGGAAAGCGTGTCCGAAGCGGCGGCGTTTAAATTGCGGGCTTTGGGGGTAGATAACCCTGCTAGTCCCGCTCAAGTTGCGGAACGGCTTATAGCCGACGGCGTAGATTTGAAGGTTAAGACCGACGGCGGTAAGCCTAGCGTTAGCTCTGACGCTTTGGTTGGGGTCCGTCACCCTATAGCCGAGCTTATAGGAGAATACAGGGGGGCGGCCAAGCTAAAGGCTAGCTATGTAGATAGGGTTATTTCTTCGGCTTCGGATTCTCGGGTACATGCTAATATTAGGACGCTCGGAGCCAGGACGGGACGTTTTGCAGTCAGTTCTCCGGCGTTGCAGCAATTGCCGGCGGGCGACGCTTTGGTTAGGAGAATGTTTATCGCCGACGAAGGCTATTCGTTGTGCAGCGTGGACTATAGCGCTATCGAGCTTAGAATTTTGGCGGCGCTATCCGGAGAAAAAAGTATGTTAAAAGCTATTTCGGCGGGCGAAGATTTGCACCAAAACGCTGCGTCGTTGATGGGAGTAACACGAAAAACGGCTAAAATGGCTAACTTCTTGACGGTTTACGGGGGCGGGAGTTCTCAGTTAGCTGTGCAGGCGGAAATCTCGCCGGCGGATGCCCGGGCGGCCTTGGCGGCGTTCCGGCGTTCGTTCCCGGCGATTGGCCGTTATAGTAAGAGGTTGCAGCGGGCGGCGTGTTCGGGTGCGGTGCCGGTAAAAACGCCGTCGAAAAGGCTTCTACACTTGGACAGAGACCGGCTCTACGCTGCTACTAATTATGTCGTCCAGAGCGCCGCCCGTGACGTTTTAGGAGAAGCAATTTTAAGGGTTGACGATTCGCCGCTTGGCGGTTCTATGTTGTTACCGGTGCACGACGAGATCATTTTTCAAGTGCCGACCGGCGAGGCTAATAGGTCGGTCGCTGCTATGGTGGAATTAATGTCTACAGATTTTGGGCCTTCGGTACACCTAGCGGCAACGGGCGAGGTTATGGGCCGTTCTTGGGGTCACGGATACAACTTCGCAGCGACGCCGGCGGAACGGTGGTTTAAGTGAAACGGGTTCACCCTGAACGGTGGCTAGGTAGGCGGGCGTCGGATAGCGTAGTATTGGCGCAAGACGTTATAGAGATCGCCGGCGAGTTGTTCGAGCTTGCACACAAATTGGAGGCGTTAGCGAAGCCCGGGCTAACCGACCCGTCCGCCGAAGTTTGTTATAAAATAATTTTATGGCGGGCGCAAGACGACAGCGTTAGGGAACTGGCTAGGGCTAAAAATTCTTTAGGCGCTGTTTTGTGGAATACCCGGCGGCTTGTCGCTAAAGGTTTCGACAGTGACACCTAACGAAGAGATAGAAGAGTTAGAAGAAGAAATTTCGTCGCTTTGGGGGGCTCGGGAAGCTTCCACGACAGAGCATTTTAAAACGCTCTCGGGAGGTTGGGAGTTCTCGGAGTTTGCCATATCTGCTAGCGACGAGGAGGTTTTTGCTGTTGTCGAGGTTGTCTGGTCTATCGGGTGCGATTTGGGTTTAACAGCGCAGCAAGCCGCTAGCCTTATACTTTTCGAGTTAGAGTCTGTTATGATACGCTTACCGGGTTCACATTTTTGCAGCGGCGACCGGTGCGGCTTCGGGGGGTTCCATGCTGGCAACTGACGCAATAGTTAGACATTACGGGGTGGCCGTCGAGGTTGCGCGGGAGTGGTCGGAGTGGGGAGATATGGACGACCTTATTCAGGCGTCTTTGGTGGGTTTGGTTACGGCCGCAAATAGGGCGAATTGGGTTTATATTTCGGCGGTGTCGGATGGAGACGAGGCGGAACGGGACCGGATGTTTCTCGGGTATGCCCGGCGGTGTATGGTTTCGGAATTGAGGGTGCAAGCGATGCTAGCGGCGTCGCCGGTTTCGGCTTCTGGCCGGCATTGGGGAGTGTCTTACGGGTTGCCGGGGTTCGCAGAGTTAGACGAAGCGGACTCGGTGGCGGTGTGTGATGGTAGCGAAGAAGACGCCGAGGTTTTCGATACGTTGCTAGGTTTGGCTTCGGGTTTGGGGCTTCGGGCCGAAACGGTTGTTATGGGCAGGTATCTTTACGGGTCGAGCGACTCGGCGATAGGCGAGTTGTTGGGGTTGAGTGAAGAGTATGTTAGGCGGCTTCGGCTAGGCTACGAGTCAGACCTTAGAAGGCTTTATTACGAATATGTTTCTTAGTTGGGTTTTTGCCGTTCCGTGCGTATAGTTAAATACAGAGGTTTATTTTATGACCACTAGAGATTTAGTGATGGCTTACGCAGGCATTAAGCCGGTCGAGCTTCCGCCGGGTAGCTATATTGTGATGCCGGCTTATAAGTGAGCTTCCGCCGGCCGTGCTTGGATTGCGGAGAGTTAGGCGAGCCGGGCGCTAGCCGTTGCGTTGCGCACTCGGCGAGCAAGGAGCGGTATCGGAAGCAGTCCAGAGGAAAAACCCCGGTAGCGAATCGGGCGTATAGAGAATTAAGGAAGTTGCCTTGCGAACGTTGCGCTACTTGCGGTCTGCTGTTTCCGCCCGCTTACTTGAATGTCGATCATATTATGGCGCTTGCCGATGGCGGCGGAGATAGTTCCGGAAACATACAATTTTTGTGTCGTGATTGTCACCGAGAGAAGAGCAAGGCGGAAGCTTCGGCCCGTAGCTATAAGGGGATGCAGTGAACATTAAAATAAAGCAGTTGCCCGATAGCTATTACAACCTCGGCGAAGCGGCCGCATACAATTTTCTTGTAAATGGAGCGGCGGAACCCGAAGGCGGTTCTAAGCTTTGGGAAACTTGGGTTACCCAAGGCCGGCTAGTGTTTGATGCAGGCGGCGTTACTTACTCTGTAGCTAGCGGGTTTCTTACGGATTGGGCTAGTATTCCTCGGGTGTTCCGTTGGCTACTCGATCCGGTGTCTAAGCCTTACCAAGTCGCTGCTCTTATGCACGACTTCCTATATAGCTCGGGGGCGCTGACTCGGAGGCAAGCGGATCTAGTTTTGCTGGAGGGTGCTAGGTTGGTAGGCTCCCCCGAGTGGCAGGCTCGTATAATGTATTACGCCGTCCGTTTGGGCGGTTGGAATGCTTGGCGAAAGAACCGGGCTAACCTAGTAGCTTTGGGCCCTCGGTGGCGTTTTATTGAGTAGTTAGAAGGGTTCGCTAGTAAGTCCTGTAGGGGCCTTTAAATGCGTTCTAAGGGCTTTCGGGCGGGTTACCGTAAAGGGGGGGCGGGGTCAAAGAAAAGGGCCCCCCGGTCTTCTGGAGAC